TTTGCATTATTGTCATTATAATTGTGACCATTGGCCAGGACACCTCAGAACACGCATTGTGGAAAGCCTTCGATGTGCCTTTCTGAAGTTCATCAAAGTTCTCAGCAGACCCAGAAGACACCTTCTCCAGAACATTTAGCCCGTTTATGAAAGCCTTCTCAAGATTGAAGATCTGCCTTATGAAATCTCCCCACTTGCTCATCATTTTCTCCTCCATACCCTTGACCTCCAGTGTTGCTTCCAGCCCAAAGTCCACCAGGATCTTGTCCACAACTGCCCAACCAACCAACTTGGACATGGACTGCAGGGAGGTGGCCAGCATTGAGATTATCATTCTCCTCATCTGAGTTTCAGTCTGTTTAACCTTCCCCAATGCTACTGATGGATCTGTGTCATACAGATTCTTCTCAGACACCAGTGTCCTCAGGGCTTCAGGAACTTTCTTGCTGCTAACTGGTTTGACGGAAGACTGAAGGTTGGACTCCCCCCTTGTCTGTAGTAGTTTGCAGCCATTCCTTCTCGATAGAGTGTAGAAGAAATGCATTGTGCTGCTGAGATCTGAAGAGAAGCCCTTCACATCCTCCAGATTGTTCTCTGCTCCATAAAATACATATGCCATAGACAGAGCGACCTGAACCCTTCTCACCACATTGTATAGTCCCCTATGCAACATGCTAGACTTGTGGATTCCTTTGAAACTCGGGTCATCCACATTCATGCTTAGGAATGATGTGATGAGGTTCACCGATGGTGTCGCAATATCTTTCATGAAACAATCCATCATTTCCTCCTCCTCATCATTTCTGATAAGCCTTGCGGACCTTAGTTTCCTCTTTTCTTGTGTGATGTTCACTTTCTTGTTCTTCCCATACAGCCGCGTTAGCAGTTTAAAGATCTGAACCTTTCTCAGCTCTTGACGGCTCGTTGCAAAGTCAAAGTTTCGTTTAACAGCACTGACTATTGAGGTGTTCTGCGTTTTGACAGAAATTGTTTCTGTTATGTCAACTCTATTGTGCCATGAATCCCATTTATTCACTGGTATCATTAGCCTGACCCTCTTGGCTTGAGCAATCATGTGATGAACCAACCCCCCTGTTGAGTTTTTTGTCTCCATGATACACCTGTTGATTCCCAATTTGTAGTCCTCTTTGTAAGCATCTGGGATTCCATTAGAGATGACATGAACTCTCATTATGTCTGGGTTGACAGG